GGCTTCCTCGGAGGCGTCCGCCGGGGCGGGATCGACCACCGGGTCGGCGACCGGTTCGGGGGTGGTGATGACGCCCAGCTCGATCTTGGTGGCGACGCCCAGCGCGACCTGGTCGACGCGGGCGGCGGTGGCCTTGGCGTCATAGGCGCCGGCCTTGTCGAGGCAGGCGTTGACGGGGCGGTCGTGGGTCACATCGTCATGCTCGAAGCGGACGGCGACGGTGCGGGTGGTGGCGTCGAATGCGCCGATCGTGATCTTCATGGGGCGGTTCCTTCAGGCAGGCCAGTGGGAGGGGGCGGCGATGTCGAGCTTGGCGAGCGCACGCGGGCCAGCGACGGCAATGCGGGCTTCCAGCGCATCGGAAGCGGCGCGGACCGCGTCGATCGCAGCGAAGCGCGCCTCGATCGCGGTGAGGGCGGCGCCGGTAGCCAGCGCCATATCCCGCCAATCGTTGAGCTGGCGCCACAGCGGCGCGACGGCGAGGATGCGCGCGGTCGCCTCGGCCTTCACCAGCGCGGAGGCGCGCGCGCGGCGATCGTCTAGCGAGGGCGCGGCGGGCTTGATCGCGACCGGCAGGCCATCGGCGCCGGTGGCGATCGTAGCGCCGGCGGTGCGGGCGGCGAGCAGCCGGGCATGGGTGGCGGCATCGATCGCGACCGCGCCGTCCGGCAGCGGGCCGAGCCGGGCATCGTGGAAGCTGGCGGTGGCGGGGGCGAAGTGGATGGACATGACGGCTCCTAGTGCCCGATCGCGAAGACGCGGGGGGCGGATGCGACGATATCGTCGGCGGTGCCCGACGCCTGGCGCTGGATGGTCGCGCCGTTCTGATCGGGGGCACCGACCAGTTGGAACCACGAGTCGCCGCGGTCGCCCGCCTGTTGCATCTGGGTCGAGACGAACGCCTGCAAACACGCGGTCGGGAACGTGATCGGCCATTGCATGTAATTTGCCGCGCTGGTCCTGGCCGCCTGCATCGGACCGGTCATCCATTGCAGAATCAGGCCATTGGGCAGGACGGTGTAGCCGTTCTCGGCCAGTGATCCGGCAAAGGCGCTGGCGAGATCGGCCGCACCGTGGCTATGGCCGGTCGGGGGGAAGGCGCCGGGTACGCCGGTCAGATTGACCCAGCGCCGATACCATTCGCCGTCCTGACCATCGAGCAGATCGGCATCGAGGCCGCTGCCGGCGCCGTCATTGCCGGCGTGCCAGATCATACTGCCGCCGATCGCGATGGCACCGCCATTGGTGGAGCCGAGCAGGCTGCGCGAGGAACCGAAGCATAGATAGCCGCTGCCGGCATCCTGAGAGCCGCTGACGCACACGGTATTGGCGACGTTGACATCGCCCAGCCATCCGTCGTCCCCGATCGCGACGGCACGCCCGCTGCCACTGGCGGTGGCATACAGGATCGGCGCCGATAGGGACGCGGCCGAGACATTGCCGGTGAACGCGGCGCCAGCGAGCAGGGCAAATTCGGCCGCCTGCCGCCCGTCGAGCAGATCGGCGTCGAGGCCGCTGCCAGCACCGTCATTGCCGGCGTGCCAGACCACACTGCCTCCGATCGCAATAGCACCGCCGTTTGTCGAACCGAGCAAAGCGCGGGATGCACCGAAACACATATAGCCGCTTCCGCCATCGTAATTGCCGGTGACGCAGACTGCATTGGCAACGTCGACATCACCAAGCCACGCATCGTTACCAATGGCGACGGCACGGCCGGTGCTGCTGGCGGTGGCGTACAGGATCGGGGCCGATAGTGACGCGGCCGAGACATTGCCGGTGAAGGCCGCGCCGGCGAGCAGGGCAAATTCGGCCGCCTGCCGCCCGTCGAGCAGATCGGCATCAAGGCCAGAGCCCGCGCCATCGTTGCCGGCGTGCCAGACCGTGCTGCCGTTATAGCTAACCGCCGTCGCGGTGACGCGCAGGCGCAACGTGCCGCTGCCCCAAATGCCCTGGTAGAGCGCAACGCTGCCGTCATCCTGTGAGCCGAGGTGCCAGCTGGTTTGCGGCTGTGGATTGGCGGCGTCGCCAAGCTGAAGGAAGCCGTAGCCGGTGCCCGACTGCCCGACCATCAGCCCGAGATTGCGGGCGGTGTGGCGGATCGCAATCGGTCCGGTGAAGGTGTCGCCGGCGCGGCTGGCGGGAGTGTAGCCGAGGCGGGCGGGGATATCGCCGTACCAGCTGCCCTGCTGGCCATCGAGCAGATCGGCATCCATCCCCGATCCGGCACCGTCGTTACTGGTATGGAAGACCTGTGCCCCATTTTGCGTAATGGGACCGGCCGTGTTGAACCCAGAGAAGGGGTGCAGGGTCGCCTGCACGCCAACGGGCGACAGAAAGCGCAACACGTCGCTCTCCGACCGAATGGTCCACCCGTGCGCGTCATCGGCGGGGTTGCCGAGGTTGCGCAACACCAGCTTCGCGTCGCCGCCATCGACCATCATCGACGGCGCGACCACCGGGCCAGCGAACGCCGCGCCGGTGAAGGGATTGATGGTGACCTGGACGCCGGCGGGCGACACGAAACGCAGCTGGTCATCGATCGAGCGGATCGTCCAGCCATGCGCGTCGTCGGCGGGGCTGCCGAGGTTGCGCAGCACCAGCCGCGCATCGCCGCCATCGACCAGGACGGCGGGCGCGACGACCCGACCGGAAAAGGCGGCGCCGGTAAGCAGGGCGAAATCGCTGGCTTGGCGACCGTCGAGCAGATCGGCATCGAGACCACTGCCCGCGCCGTCATTAGCGGCGTGCCATACGGGGCCGCCATTGAACGCGATCGTCGTCGCAGTGACGTGGAGGCGGAGCAGGCCGTTGCCCCAAATGCCCTGATAGAGCGCGAAGCTGCCGTCATCCTGCGATCCGAGGTGCCAGGTGCGGGCAGCGGCGGGATTGGCGGCGTCGCCGAGCTGGAGGAAGCCGTAGCCGGTGCCGGAATGGGCGATCATCAGTCCGAGGTTTCGATCGGCGTGGCGGATCGCAAGCGGACCGGTGAAGGTGTCGCCGGCGCGATTGGCCGGGGTGTAGCCGATCCAATCGCGCACCGCGGCTTTGGCCGTGGCCGGTGTCACCGCCCGCGCCTGGTCTTCGCCGGCTTTCGCCTCGGCCACCGTCGCCAGCTCGATCAGGCCGCGCGTGTCGACCGTCGCCGGCGGCATCAGGAAATTGGCGTCGCCGAACGTGATCTGGCTGGCGGCGATGTCCGCCAGCGTCACGTCGACCGTCAGCACCATCAGCGCCTGTGCCGACTTCTCGATGATCGGGTCCGCCTGGCCATAGGCGGCGAACAGGGTGCCGTCGTCGAGGTAGAGTGCGAACGACCGGACGGTGTAGGTTGCCATCGTCTCGTCGCTGACGGCCAGGTGGATGATGTCGGCGGCGACCGCGGCACCCGACACGGTGGTGATGCGCTTGATCTCGCCGGGCAGGGCGGCGGTGGTGGCGGTCGCGGCAAGGGCGGCAGCGGAGACGCCGACCGATGCGATGCGAACGGCGCGGGTGCCGCTGGCATCGGCGTTGCGGATCGCGGCACGGCCGGCGGTAGTGATGATGAGAACGAGGGCCATGCGAATCTCCGGTCAGGCAGACAGGGCGAGGCGGACGACGACGGCAGGCCGGGCGGCAGCGACCACCTGAAGCCCGCCGGTCGCGGACAGCGCCTGGGTGAAGGTGAAGTGGGAGCGGACCGGCTTGGTGCGGCGGACCTCGGCGATGACCTGGTCGACATAGGCCGCCTTGCGCGCGGGCGGCACGATGCCCTCCAGCGCCAGCACCAGCGCGAAGGTGTGGGGATCGCCGGCCGGCGCCATCTGCCACCATTCGCGAAGTGCGAGACTGCCGCCGAAGCCGGCGACGACATCGCGCACCGACGAGGCGGTGCCCTTGCGGCGCTGGATGTCGATCGCCGATCGCACCCGGTTGCGCTTCACCGCCTCGGGCCAGTCGCTGTCCCAGGTGTCGATCGACAGCGCCCAGGCGAGATAGGGCAGCAGCGCGAGCGGGCAGGTGTCGGGATCGGCGAGCTGGCGCAGTGGCACCGGCACGTCGGACAGGCGGGCGGTGGTCGCCTCGATCGCGCGCTCGATCGCGCTGGTGTTGGGCGGCAGCAGGGTCATTCGCCGGTGCCGGCATGGGTGACGGTGATGCCGGTGCACCAGCTCGCCTGGGTCCGGTCGATCACCAGGTCCGCGGCCGGACTGGCGATCGTGACATTGACGACGCCGTCGATATGGAGGGCGCCGAAGATCCCCGAGCGGGTCACGTCGCGGCCGAGCAGATGACAGGCGGCGACATAGGCATCGAGCCGGCGCCGGCCGGCGGCCAGCACGATCGCGGCATCGGGACCGGGGAAGGTGGTGACGGTGGCGTCGATCGCGTAGCGCAGGATTTGCGCGGAACGGACCGTAACGTGGTCGGTCATCGGTCGGCGGGTGTCGGCGGACAGGTAGCGGGCGACCGCCGCGACCAAGTCAGCACCGGCGCTGCCGTCACCGGTGCGCGACAGGATGGTGACGAGCACCTCGCCCGGCGCCGGGCTGGTGGCGCTGGCGTCGAGCACGTCCGCTGCGGCGGTCAGCGCGTGATAGATATAGGCACCTTCGGGACCGGCAACGGAATAGCCCTCGGGCGCCAGCACCATCCGGCGCCGGAAGTCATCGTCGCTTTCCAGCGTCGGCGCGACGCCGCGGGTGGCGTCGCCGGGATCGAGGGTCTTGCGGGTCACGCCGTAGAGGGCGGCGAGGTGATCGAGATCCGCGGCGATCGCGTAGGCGGGCATGACGGCCCTCGCCGCATCGTTGACGCGGGCGCGGAGCATGAACTCGCGCCATGCCGCCACCTGGAGCAGCATAACCGCCGGGTCCGATTCGACGGTCGCGTCGAAGGCGGGCAGGCGGGCGCGCAAATCCGCCAGCATCGCGGCGTAGATCTGCTCGTAGGACAGCGGCTCGATCACCGTCGGCGCGGGCAGGCGGGACAGATCGACGGGGGTATAGGCGGCAAGATCGACCATGCTGCCGTGGTCGCGGGGGCGCCTGCCGGTTTACAGGGTGTCGTGTTGTGGGGACGGTCGCCACAACACAAGTCAGCGGGTTACGTACGTCGGTATTGCGGTTGTTTTGCCAGTCGTATGCCGGTGACCTGATTGAACTACGGTCCATATCGATTGTTCACTAAGCGCAACGTTCTGTTACAGACTGGGAGAATATCATGTTCAAAAACCTTGCGATGGCTTCGGCCGGCTTCGCGCTCATCGCAGCGCCGGTTGCCGCAAGTGCCGCTCCGGTAAAGTCGGCATCGTCACTGTCGGTTGCAAAGTCGGCGCGTGCAGGGTCGGCTACGACGAAGAACAGCAAGCTCGGCGCCGGCGGCGTGGGTATCGTTCCTCTGTTGATCGGCGCTGGCATCATCGCCGGGGCGACGTACCTGATCATCGATCATGAAGACGACGACTCTGACAGCAACTGATCAACGATGAGCGGTATGGTCTGACCCCCATGACGCTCCCATGGTGTGGATGCCTCGCCAATATCGGCGAGGCATCTTTTCGTCAGTCGGCAAGATGCGCCATCACGCGGCATTCGGCGGTGGTGGGGCCAAGAAGGACGTGGTCTATTCCATAAGGCCCGACAAGGAAGCCGTTCGTAGCAGCGGACATCAAGTCCGCTTTGATCAAGCGCTCTTGCCGGTGCTCATTTCAACGCACCAGTCACCCGACCGAACACCCTCCGCCGGACGTCGGCAAGTTCAAGAATATCGGCGACGCGGTAGCTGCGGAGATGTCCAGTGCTGCGATGGCGAAGCAGTGCTTTGCCAAAGCGCTGTGACGGTAATTCGATATACCGCCAGCTCAACCAAGCGATCGGCCAAACGGCTGCAAAGCCGATTGCGAAGACCCATGCCGCATCCACGCCTGCAACACCCTTGGTCACGATCAGGTAGGCCGCCAGTTCGATCATGATCCAGTGCAAGATGTACGCAGAGAAGGAGATTTCACCCAAAAATACAGCGACGCGATTACCCATGGCCGCTTCTGCCAGAGGTGATTTGCTGGCCGATGCCAGCACGATCATGGCAAAGGCTGGCACGGCGATAAGGTCGAAGACGGGCCGGGTCATGGCAACGCCCAAAAGAAGGAGCCCGAAAAGCAGGATCTTATCTGCCTGGTCCGCCCGGATGTCTCGTTGTTTCCATAGACGATACATCATTATCCCAATGGGAAACTCGATAAGGCACCGCGCAAGACCCAAGCTTCGAATGTGGTCGAGGGATATGTCGCCAGCAAACCAGCAGGCGGCAATCAACACGCCGAAAAGAGATAGTGATGCGCCGATAATCCGAAACGGATTGTTTGCCTTTGCCGAAATCATGATCATCGCCGGGAAAGCGATATAGGCCAGCCACTCGGCACTAAGCGACCATGCCGGGAGGTTCCACGATTTAGGCATAAACAGCCAGCTTTGGACGAGTAATGCAGATGCCAGCAACGACGCAGCATCATGGCGCTGCGTCATGACAAGATCGCTGCCCAATAGGGCGTATAGCCCTACATATAATGCAAGCGCGATCCAATGGATGGGTAATATCCGAAAGACGCGGCCAATCCAGAAGTCCCTTAGTGCGGGCCATGATGGTTGTGCAAAGGCTTGGCCAAAGGTCATTGCCAAGACAAATCCTGACAGCACAAAGAACATATCGACCGAGAGATGGCCGCTTCTGACTATCGGGATATTGGTAAAGGCATCTACGTTGCCGACCGATGCGACCGCAAGCAGGTGAAACAGGACAACCCAAACCGCTGCAACGCCACGAATGCCGGTCAATGCCGGAATCCTGACCGCTGTCGAACGTACGACAGCATAGCCTAAATCAGCTTTGATCACGCCCGACATTTGAAGATACCCCCAGTACCTAAGGGCGTCTTAATAGCTCATGGTAAAATTTCAATTAAAGGACTCGGGTCTTTATAGTCAAACTGTCCCAAATCAAGACTTTCGGCGCACTCGACCAATTCCAGCTATGCGCGACGGCATCGTTATACATTATCCCGCAAGGTGCTCCAGCACCCGGTCGACCAGCAGCCCGCGTTCGGCGGTGGTGAGGTCGAGCAGGATGCGGCGGGCGTAGCGGACCGGTTTGGCCTTCAGCGACGGCTTGTCCATCGCGCCGTCCTGGTGGACGCGGGCGACGCGCGCGGCCGAGCCGATCCAGCCGATCCACGCCTCGTCGGCGGTAGAGGCAGCGCGCAGCGACTTGCCGTTGCGCAGCTTCGTGAACATCGCCCGCTGGCGCAGCTTGCCCTGCCGGCGGAACTTGCCGCCCGACTTCGTCTGTTCGTCCGCCTCGACCGGCAACCACTGGTCGACCCTGTCCCAGAAGAACGAGCGAATGCCGCCCGCCTCGACATCGAAGCCGGTGAGCAGCGGCCCCTGCCGTGCCCATGACTTCATGAACACCTTGCGCGGCTCGGCCGCACCCTTGGGATAGAGGAACTTCACGGTGGTGGCGCCGACCGTGTCCGCGCGTCTCGGCTTGCGCGGCGCGAATGCCTTGCCGTCCGGCTCGCGCTGGGCGGCGATGCGGGCGGCCTGGCTGGCGCGGATCTCGCGCGCGAAACCGCGCAGCAGCTT